TTTTCTAGTTCGAGGCCGCGCTGAACTTGCCTGGCCAGCGTGATTTCTTCGTCGGCAGTCAGGAGACGGTGCCTGCCGATTTCATTCAGATAGGAGCTGATCGAATCGGAGGCCATGAAGATAAAAAAGACGGGGCCACCGTAGCAATAACGGCGCCCCGCGTCACTGGTTGTTTCGGTAAGTTAGAAATCCAAAGAGGCAGGCGAGGCGCTGGCCTTGGCTTCCATCTGAGGAGTGACCCTGCCGCTGAGGTAGGAACGGCCGGTCTTCTCGCTGGTGGTGTCCCACCCTGCCACGCGCAGCTTGACCACATCGTCGCCGGCGTAGTTCTGCTCAGGCTTCTGGTTGCGGAGCCAGTTCACAAAGGCAGGGAGCTGGGAGCGCTGAATCTCAAGGGTGCCGGTTTGATCCGGGGCCTTTTCGTTGCTCTTTTCGCTTTGCTTGAAGAGAGAAAAACGGAAGGAAAACTCGTCAGCCATGGTTAAGGATGAGGCAGTGGAACAGTTGGGCGGATGACATGCCGAGGCGTTTCTTTAGGTGCTGAAAACGTTTGTAGTCAGCGGCCGAAATTTCGAACGAGTATCGGTGGGTTACCGGGTCTCGTTTGGCGGCGGCCTCGACTGCCCTTTGATACTCAACGTCGTAGACGTTACCCGGATCCTGTGGCATCTCAAAGAGGGCTCAGGTTGTCGTTGATGAATTGAATGTGCTCTTGGCTAGTGATGCTGGCCGAGAGTTTGGTAGAGGGGTCAAGTTTGAAGTGGGCCACGAATTTCTTTTGCAGCTCTGGCAGGTCTGCGGGCTTGGCCTTGTGACGCTCGGCTAGAACTTGAAGGATTGCTTCGCGCTCTTCAGCGGTGAGAGGCTGCTCGCTCAAAGGCTTGCTCTTTGTGGTTTTGGGGGCCTCTTTTTTGGGGGTGCTGTTTGCGCGTGACTTTGGCGGCTCTTCTTCAACGAAGGCCCCGTCGGTGTCCACGTCCGCCAGTAGCCCCAGCAGGCTGACGATCTGATACCTACGCAAGTAGGTGATGGCTGCGCCGGTGTCGTGAAGGACGTTGCGGCCCTTATTGATCACCATGGGCATCCGGGATTCGATCGTCTCGCCGGACTCGTGGCGCAGGGTGGTGATCAGGATCGGCTCGAAGCCTTCGCTGGGTTCAAAGGTCTGGGTCAGCACAAGGCCGTTGTTGGCCAGGGGCGGAATGACGGTCGAAAGCACGTTGGCCAGGTCGGCGAATTTGCCGTACTGGGCCGAGGCGTTCTTGTGGATGGTGCCCACCTCGCGGTGGAACTTACAGAGGGCCTTGGTGAGTTCAGACATCAGGGGGTCACGGAGGTGATAGTGAGAAGGACGCCAGGGGGTTCGTTGCCGATCACCCAGCGTTTGCAGGTGTTCCAGGAGACGATCTGCTGATCGCCTTTGCACAGGCCTGAGGCCTCGACGCTGTCCCCTACGGATCTCTGGAGCTTGTCGGCGTCCGGTTTGACCGTGTGGAACTCAGGGGCTGAGGTTTTGAGCTGTGCAGAATTGCGGCCCGTGCCGAAGTGAGACTTCGGGCGGTTGAAGCGGAACACGGCGGAGACGGTGATGACGCCGTCGGCGTTCCAGTCTTCGGGCTTGATCCGGCGCATCTCCTCAATCAGGAGGTGGCGCCATTCCTTGAGCTTCTTGTCGTTGCTGTAGCGCAACCCTCGGCCGCGGCCATTGCTGACCATTGAGCCTTGAGGGATGGGAGTGCCGGCAACGTCAAAATTCAAGCTCTGGCTCGGCATCCGCCACCCGCACCATTAAGTAGGTGGAGACATTCTGCTTCGCCGTGTTGTTGGCCTGTTCTTTCTCTTGCAATTCTTTGACCGCTGGGCTGTAGCGCCAAGTGGTTTTCGAACAGCGCCTGAAAGTCATGTTCTTGAAGCTGTAGCCGCCTGACTCGTTGATGTAGTCATCGCACTCGCCTAGGTCGATGCTGTTTTGCAGGGACGCGGTGAGCAGCTTGTAGCGGTCCTCAAGGTTGCGGATCATCTGCTTAACGCGAATGATCTCTTCACAGGTTTGCTTGGCATTCATTGGCTAGAGGTTTTGGGTTTGCACCCGGCGTAGTAGTCCTCAAGGATGATGCGAGCGACTGAGGAAATGGTGTAGCCCTCACCAAGGGAGAGGGCTTGCTCTTGCATGAGGACGTGGATGCGCTCGGGCACGCGGACATGAAGGGCGCGTTGCTTGGCTCTAACCATGCGAGACGGCTGTGGTGTTTTGCTGCTGGTCATGGCAAGAGGTGTTGTAGCGCTCGCCGTCGTGGGGAGTGGTGCCAAAGGCCATGGCGATCATTGCGCAGGCCCCGGCGGCCATGACGAAGAGAAGGGCGTTTCCGATGCGTTCAGACATTGGAGGAAGGTTCAGAGGGTGAGGCCGCAAAACTCTTGCTCGATCCAAAAGGCCAAGCGGAGCAAATCGTCTTCGTAGGGGAGAGAATCCTCGAAGGCGATTTGTAGGGCGGTGGCCTCTTCAAATCGTTGGGACTGTTCAAGCCTGAAGATCACGTCCGTGATGATGCGGGCAACGTCTTCGCGGGCTTGGAGGTCCATGGTTTGCGGTGTGTGCGCCGGATCCATCCGACAAGAGCATTGTGGCCCATTTGTGCCACGGTGTCAACGCTTTGCGCTGCTGACCCACTCGCGGATGCTGCCGAGCTGTTCGGTGCCGCGAATCTCGGTGGCCCGGTCGATCACCAGGCGGGTCAGGGCGATGTGCAAGTCGGAGTCGTAGGCCTCAAGGCGCTCACTCTCGACCCATTCGTTGATGATGATCAGGACAGCCTCGGCAGTGTCGAGGGTTTCGGCTAAGGCCGTGCGGTAAGGCTCAGGGGCCTGGGTGATGCGCAGGTCGGAGACTTTGAGGGTCATTAGGTTTTGTGCAGAGGGTTAGCGGAAGCCATTGGCCTTGGCCTTGGGCTTCTTCTTTTGGTCGGACTTGATCATGCGATCCATGGCTCGACGCGCTCCTCGTTGATTGGCCACGTCGTCGCCCGGCTGCTTGTTCTGCATTCGGCCAGGGTCGTCTGTGTATTGCTGATGGGTCATGCGAGGGCTTTGCGGACGCGGTAGGTGGTCACGCCAAGCTGTTGGGCGATCTGGCGTTGGGAATGGCCGCACCTGCGAAGGATGCGGACGCGGCGCTCGTCAGAGGCGGTAAGCCAATCGACGAGGGCCACAAGGAACAGAAGCGGGATGGCCAGCTTCCAAAGGGTCAGGAGGGTGGTAGTGATCATGGTTCGGTTTTGCGTTGGGAATCGCGGAGTTTGTTGAGGAAGGCGAGCTGACGCTCGTGGGTTTCGTTGGCCTTGACAAGCTGGGCGGCCAAATCATTGATCACGGAAAACATCGGCTCAATGCAACGGGCCCGCATCTCGTCTTCTTTGGTCCAGTCGTCGCCGTCGCTGAATCCCGACTGAGTCATCAGAACGGAGCCGCAGGCCGCGACGAGACGGTCGCGGGTTTGCCGGCGATCGTTGCAGGCCTTGGTCAGCTCTTCGCGGGCTTGGTTGAGCGGATCGGCCGCGGCGGTTTTCTTGGTTGGCATTGTGTCGGTGAAGTAGGGAAAGGCCCCCGAAGGGGCCGAGGTGATCAGTAGTTGGCGGCCAGTGCGGTGGCCAGGTGCTTGAAGAAGTGGTGGAAGTCGCCGTTCAGGAAGTCGAGGCGCTGCAGGGTGGTGATGATCTGCTCGCGCTCGCGGCCCTGGCTGCGAAGGATGGCCTCGATCACCACGTCGGTGGTGATGATGTGGCTGTCGCCGGTGGTGGGGCTGGTGACCTCGTAGGTGCGGATCTCGAAGTCTTTCTCGGCGAAGAAGGTGGAGAGGGTCATGGTTCGGAGTGTGTGGGAAGCGGTCCCCCGCTTCGATGCAATAAATGTACCACACCTGTGGCACACCTGACAACGTCAGGCCATCACGCGCTCAGCGCGAACGCAGGGGGCCATGCTGTAGCTGCCCAGGGGCAGTGCGACCTCGTTGCCATCGAGGTCGGCCTTTACGCCAACGCGCTTGACGCCGAAGCCGGGAAGCTCGAAGGTCACGAACTTGGCGGTGCGCTTCACCACCTTGCAGGGGGTGACGGCGTCAGCGTCGGTAACCCACAGCATCTTGTAGGTGGTGCCGACTTGGAAGGTGCTGGTCATTTGCTTGGTTCGGTTGTGGGCCTCCCGGCCCGTTGAAAGAAATGTACCACACCTGTGGCACAGGCGGCAACAGGCGGGCACAAAAAAGGGGCCCGCAGGCCCCAGGTCTTAGTCGTCCGCATCGAGCAGCGACTCGGTCTCAGATCTCAGATCGTCGATCTCCTTGAGGAGGCCGTCGATCCGCCTGATCCGGTCCAAGTCGCGCTGCATTGATTTCTCAAGTGCAGCGCTCAGCTCAAGCAGGCCGTCAGCGATTGCCATGGTTCAGTTGTCGAGGTACTGCCGGGATCCCTCCCGACTCCGACAATGTACCACACATGTGGCACACATGGGGAGGGGCCCCGAAGGGCCCAGGCAATCACTCGGCGAGGGTGAGCCAGTAAGCCGGCGGAAAGCCAGGCACGCACTCCTCGTCTTTTTCGCTGCGAACCAGGCCCTTCTTGATCAGGGAGCCCAGCACGCCCGCGGTGATGTGGTCGTTTTGGAAAGGGGTGATCTCGTGGAGCCAGCCGCAGCCGGGCGCATCCATGCCGGCGTGAATCTCTTGCAGCAGGGCGGCCTCCAAAGCAGTCAGACGGTGACGCTTGACCAGGGTGGCAGTGGCCTGGACTTGTTCGGCAGTTGCGCGAGTCATGGTTCTGGTTGGTTGTGGGCATCCCTGCCCGATGCAGAAAGTATGGCACACATGTGGCACAACTGGCAAGAGGGGCCATCAGGCCCCAGCAGGTCCAAGCCGGTAGCCGGGCGAAAAGATCATGAACTCATCGTTCCACTGCAGGTCTTTGACCTCAATAGGCGCAGCGGTGAAGTGCCGAATGGCGCAGACGGTGACATGCACCTCGTCGCGATCGACCACCGCGTAGCTGATGGGGTTCCGCCAATCGGAAGGATCGGCCACCTTGTCAAAGGCTGCCTGCAGCTGGGCCTCGGTGAAGGGAGTGCCAGTTTCCTGAAGAACCCGCATTTTCAAACCCGGCTTTGCCGGTCAGTGTGGGGCCGTGCCCCTGATGCAAGAAGTGTGGCACATCTGTGGCACGTTTGGCAAGAGGCACGAAAAAAGGGGCCCGTAGGCCCCGTGCTCCTCCCTGCAGACCCCACACAGGTCCACGGCGCAACGCTAGGTCGATTCCAGCAATCGCGCCACTAATAAATGGAGGGGTTGGATCGGCACCTGAACCACGCACCGCCCTGGCTTGCGCCTTTCAGCCCTTCCCAGACTTCGGGAGCCCTCCACCCAAACCCTATCAGTCCGCTCCGTGCTTGGCGCTAGGAAACCGCGCCTTGCGCTTGCTGTTGCTGCTCTTCTTCCTCTTCCTCTCCTTGGTGGCCCACTCCTTCGCCACCTTCTCCGCGGCCTCCCTGTAGCCCGGTGGCTCCAGATCAGGCCGACGCGCAAAAATCTCCGACCAGTTGAGCGGCATCAGAACCCGAGCAGTTCCTGCTTCATCTTGAACGCCTCGACCTTCTCCATCCATGCCATGACGCAGGCGTCGGGATCCTCGAAGATCGCACGGGTCTCCCCTGGGCCAATCACCAGCGTCACGCATTTGGTGATCGTGATCAGCGGGTGATGCATATTCAGCATTTGGGCGTAGGCCCCCAGCTGGGCCGTGGCCGCCTTGCGCGTGGCCACCGACTTCTTGCCGCCCACCGTTTTGAAGTCCACCAAGTACACCCCGTCGTCGTTCCTCACCAGGGCGTCAAAGCTCCCGCCTACCCCGCCCACGATGTTCGGGTGACAGAGCCGATATTCGGTAGCCAATACCTCGGAGTCGGCGAGCAACCAATGTTTGCGGCCAGCGTCGCACCACTCCTCGAACTCGGTCTCGATCGGGTCGGCACAGCGCAGAAAGCGCTCTAAGGAGTCATGCACCTGATTCCCGCGAGGCTCCCATTCGTGGCGCTTGGCCATGATCTGCTCGCGCTCTGCCGGGGTTAACGGCGAGGCAATCCCGCTCACTGACCAGGGCAACCACTCCCCTCGGTAGCGGTATCGGTGCGATTCCTCATCAAAGTCAAGATTGGCAAGAGGTGTCAGCATTCGCCAGGATTTGTTCAGATTCGCCAGGATCATGCCATTCTCGGCAAGTCCTGGCAAATCATGGCAATGTCTGCCCAATCGGGCTCACTCACAATTCGGGCCGTTTTACCCGAAGATCTGGCCTCAGAACTGCTGGCCTGCAAACCCAAATCCCTGTCCACGTCAGGCTTTGCGGCCCTTCTCATTGAACAGGGGTTGACGGGGTGGCTAAACTACGCGCCTACCGTGTCGGTGCGGGAAACACCCAGTAGCACTGGCACGAAGGCTCAACCTTCCAGCGAAGTCAGGCAGACCTCGCCGGAGGTTCAGTCTTCTTCCCAAGAACACTTCGAAAAAAATTCAAGTGTGGTTTTCTTGGGGGATGGTGTCGGGAGGGAGCCCGAGGGAGGGGGTAGGAAGGGCCCTTCTTTTATTAAGGCGACCCCTGAAAAACTGACCCCATTTCAGGCCCTGATCGACGATTATTGGCGCGTGAAGCAGGGGAGCAAGGGCAAGATCGCCTGGGATCGGCTCATGCGAAACCTGACGGCCTTTCTCGATAAATACGGCGAGGCCATCGTCCGCGATCAGCTCGAACTCGCTGTGAACGGCAAATGGATGGGCATCGAGCTAGCTCGCTACGAGCAGCTCAAGGCCTCTGGAAAGCCCCCAGAGACCAAGCACCCCGCTGCCCAGGTCTTTACCGCCAAAGACTTCGACAAGGGCCCCACCACCAACTCCGCACTTTCTGACCTCTTCTGATGAAAACCCTCAAAGAACTCACCGCCGGCATCAAACCCGTCATCGGTTACCCCAAGGTGATCGAGTTCGGCCCCTACACCCTGGAGGGCTACATGCTCGAAGACGGCTCCTTCCGTCAGGCCATCCGCTCGACCGGCGAGGCCATGGGCATGATCTCAAACTCCAACATTCAGCGCCTTGTAGCTAAGCAAGCCCTACTCGTAGAAGAGGGCCAAGCACAAAACCCAGACGCTGCAATCGATCTCAGCCAAAAAACAGGCCAAATTGACCAAAAACAGGCCGACCCCTATCCCGTCATCCAACCCGTTGAATGCCGCGGCCTTGGTCACCCTGTCGCCTTCACCATCAACCTCCCCATGGTGGTTGAAATCTGGAAGCAGGTCGCCAAAGGTGGTGGCGTCAATTCCGCCCAGGCCCTTGAACTCTTAGGCCTCTCCGCTGTCCACAGCCTTGAGCGCACCTATCAAGAGGCGTTCGGTGTCGCAGACTCCCGCTCAACCTCCGATCGTCTCCTCGACTGGGCCATCCGCCTAGACCCCGCTGGTCATTACCCCATGTTTGGCGGTCAGTTCGCCAAGCACTTCGCCCGCGTTACTGGCGTCACCATCGGCCACCCATACGCCGCCGTCTGCATGGCTGACCTGATCTACCACCGCCTGCCGAAAGAGATCTACCAAACCCTGAAAGACATCAACCCTGTGAACGAGCGCGGGTGGCGTGAGTTCACCCACTCTCAACTGATGACCGATCAGATGCGCGTAGAAGTGCGCGGCATCGTCGCAGCTGTCGTCAACCAGATGGCCAACAGCCCCACCAAAGCGGAAGACCCCAAGGCCTACGCCCAGCTCCTCAAGCGCCTCGATAAAACGATGCCTCGGCACACTCACCGCGGCGCTAAGGCCGGTGAACCCAACGCCTTGACCAAATGGCGTGAAGAGCAAAAGCAACTCAATGGGGCCGCCTGATGGACGATCTTTTCAGCTACGCCGCTGCACAACGCGGCAAAGAGGCCGGCATGGCCCAGGTAGAACAAAACGCGGCCCCTCTGTTCTCAGACGCCGCAGAGCAGGCCATCCGGGAAGCTGCACTGCAGAACCCTGAGGTCTCTATCAACGACATCTGGCCCGCTCTTGAGCAGCAAGGCATCAGAACACACGAAAACCGCGCTGCTGGCCCCGTTATGGTCCGCTGCGCGAAACGTGGCTGGATTGTCAAAACAGACCGGACCGTTCGCTCGATTCGCTCAACCAGGCATAAGGGCGACGTTCGCGTCTGGAAATCTCTTCTCTACAAAAATGAAACAAGCATTTGACCCGACCTCTGTCCGCCTAACCCTTCGCAAAGGCCTTGAGAAGGGCTACTGGACCATCGAAGACCTCGACACCCCATCAATGGGGTGGCAGGAAAACGCCAAAATCTTCCGCCTTCACAACCCCAACGCCCCACAACCTCAATACAAAAATTTGCTACGCGACGATGACCCAAGCCAACCGCCCGCGCCACGAGTAGAACCCGTTAGCCCTCGGGACTTCCCCGCCTACGACTTCTGATGCAAGACCTCAAAACCAAAAAGGTAGAGATCCGCCTCAACCAAGCTGAAATCACCTACCTCGACAACATCGCAGCGCACTTCAATATCTCCCGCGCTGAACTCGTTCGCCGTCGGGCCTTCGCCAACGTGGCCCCTGTAATCCCTCAAGGGTCACAGGTCTACGCCAAGTGTGTTCAGGCCGCGGCACAGCACGCCCCAGGCGTGCCTCGCGTACAACTAGAGGCCATCGCTGCTGCCATCATCACCGCTCTCTCAAAAATGGACGTTTAACCCTGGGGCATTGAGCGAGGAAGGTGCGACCTTCCTACAACTGCTGCCGGCGTAGGGGATGCCACTGGTCGGGCCAACTGGTGGACCTGGAATCCCAAGCGCATGTAGCACGGTTCCCGTCGTGGACTCTGGGTGGTGCCAAGGTTTCCTTTGGACCTGCATTGGCCCTTTGTAAGCAGTTGTCTCATGTAAGTCCCCAACCGATAAACACCCGTATTTCTATACTCTTAACAGAACAGAAATACTGCAAACGTGGGTCGCAGTACCGCTGCCGAAACAACCTTCCGAATTAACACCGTCTACGGCCTTCTCTGTGACGGTAAATCTCGTGGCGAAATAGTCCAATTCGCTGCGGAAAACTGGCAGTTAAAAGACCGCATGGCAGACGAGCTAATCGCTCGTGCCCGCGTTGCCCTTGAAAAAGACGCCGAACTCTCACGCCCCGCCTTCCTCGCCGAAGTCCTGGGCCGGCTTCGTAACTATGAGCAACAAGCCGCACGCCGCGGTCAGCTAATGGTTGCCGTCAACTGTGTCCGGCTCCAATGTGAGCTAGTAGGACTTACCGACAAATGAACCACATCACGCAAATCGACAATGAGGGCTATCTCCTCGTTTGCGTGGAACGCGACAACTTCTACGAGTGCGCCACCTGTAGTTCAATGCATCTCGTTGAAGACAAAATCGCCCAGCTAAACGCTCGCATCGACCGAATGGCCGCTGATGCCTTCTCTGCTTGACTCTTGCCCCGGTGGCCTGCTCCTAGAGCAGCCCGTCATGGTGGAAGACGAGCGCGACTGGGCCCCCTTCGCTGCTCACCTGCACGAGAGCCTCACTGACCCACAACGTCAGGTCTGGGAATCGCCAGAGCGGTTCAAGCTGCTTTGCTCTGGCCGCCGCTTTGGTAAGACCTACCTCTGCATTGCTCGCCTGGTGGCCTGGGCCATCGAAAAGCCAGGCAGCCTCAACTGGTACGTCACCCAGACCTACAAATCAGCCAAGCAAATCGCCTGGCGTCAACTTCGGGCCATGGTGCCGCCCGAAATGTTTGCCAAGAAGAACGAGTCCGAACTTTCCCTTGAACTCACAAACGGATCCGTCATCGCCCTGAAAGGCGCAGAATCAGCAGACGGGCTTCGCGGTGTAAGCCTCTCCTCTCTGATCATTGACGAGGCCGCCTATGTCAAGCAAGAAGCCTGGGAGATGGTATTACGTCCGGCGCTCTCTGATCAGGGCGGCCCGGCGTGGTTCATCACGACGCCGTCAGGCCTTAACTGGTTTCATGACCTTTGGGAGCAGGCTGCCGAGCAGGAGGATTGGGAGACTTTTTCGTTCACTACGATTCAGGGCGGCAATGTCCCCGAGGAGGAGATCGAGGCTGCAAAGCGGACCCTCGACGAGCGCACCTTCCGCCAGGAATACCTAGCCAGCTTTGAAACCCTCGCCGGCAGGGTCTACCCAGATTTCAGCGACGAGAACATCAGCGAAGACGTTGCCGACACTGGTGGCGAAATCCTGTGGGGCACCGACTTCAACGTCGGGATCATGGCGGGCATTCTTGCCAGCCGTGTTGGCGATACTCTCCACATCTGGGACGAAGTAGCCGTTAAGCAATCCAACACCGATGAAGTTTGCCAACTCCTCAAGGATCGGTTCCCAAACCGGCGAATTGTTGCTTATCCAGATCCAACAGGGAGCGCCCGCAAGACATCTGCGGCGGGTCGCACCGATCACGACATCATCAGGCGATACGGATTCCAGTGCATCAGCCCTAAAGCCCCCTGGGCCGTGAAAGACAAGATCAACGCGACCAACTGGCTGATCAAAACTGCCGACGGTCACCGCAAGCTATTCATCCACCCCCGCTGTAAGCACACGATCAAGGCCCTGAAGAATGTGACCTACAAGGAGGGGACGGAAGACTATGTGATCGACAAGTCGGCCAATATCGAGCACTGGACCGACGGCCTGGGCTACCTCGTCCTGGGCAGCGACTTCAATCCCCTCTATGCACGCTCTGGCAAGGGCACTGGCATCAGGATCTATTGAGTTTTGCCCTTGGCTCTTAAACTGAGCCAAAGCCTTGAGAGTTTCGCGACGTGTATAGCGGTTTTCAGCATTACAACCGTGCTGCATCCTCCAAGGTTGCGAAGGTAAATGATCCGAATCAGGCCTGGACTAACCAAGAGCCGCATTGGATGCTGATCGAGGATCTCGTCCAAGGCACCTACCAGCTCAGGCGCAGACATCGCCGGTATTTGCCACAAGAACCTCGCGAACTTGACGAGAGCTACGACAACCGTTTGGCTCGCAGTGTGTGCCCGCCTTATCTAGTTCGCTTGGAGCGAATGTTGGCTGGCATGTTGACGCGCAAGCCGGTCCGTCTGAACGATGTTTCGGATGTTGTCCGCGAGCAACTGTTTGACGTTGACCTGCTCGGCAACGACCTGAACGTGTGGACCTACGAGACCGCGCGGAAAATGATCCGTTACGGCCATGTGGGCGTTTTGGTCGATGCACCTGCTGCCGGTGAGCTGGGCCGTCCCTACTGGGTTTCGTACACGCCCCGCGATGTGCTCGGCTACAGAACCGAGCTAGTCAATGGTGCGCAACAGTTGAGCCAGTTGCGCTTGTCTGAGCGCGTTGTACTTCCAGACGGTGAGTATGGCGAAAAGGAGGTCGAACAGATCCGCGTTTTACGCCCAGGTGAGTTTGAAATCCACCGCGCCAACGACGAGGGCGAGTTCATGATCGTCGATAGCGGTAGGACGACGATGGATCACATCCCGTTCAGCGTTGCCTACGCCAACCGCGTGAACTTCATGGAATCGCGGCCGCCGTTGATGGATATCGCGGAGCTGAACCTCAAGGCGTACCAAATGCAGAGCGATTTGGACAACATGCTCCATATTGCCGGCGTGCCCATGCTCGCCTTTTTTGCATTCCCTCAGGCAGCTGAGGAGGTCACCGCAGGCCCAGGCGAGGCCATTAGCTTCCCGGCAGAAGGTCGGGCTGAATACATCGAGCCGCAGGGCAGGGCCTTCGACGCGCAGTTCAAGCGCCTAGAGCAGATCGCCTCCCAGATCAATGAGCTAGGCCTCAGCAGCGTGCTCGGTCAGAAGCTGTCCGCCGAAACCGCCGAATCGAAGCGCATCGATCGCAGCCAAGGCGACTCGACAATGATGGTCATTGCGCAGAACATGCAAGACCTGATCGACAACTGCTTGGCCCACCATGCCCACTACCTCAACATCACCGAGGTAGGCAGCTGC